ACAGTAGGCGCTCCAAGTACTTGCATTTGGGCAATTACCTCATCTAAGTGCTTAGGGTCTGCTTTGTTGATTGCGTATATTGTTGTCATTGTGTTCCCCGTGTCTTACTGTCTATAACTATCATTATACAGTATTGACTAGTCTAGTCAATACATGATATTTAGTAGATGTTAAATATATTACAGGAGATTCGGTTATGAGGAAGTTATTATTTGTAAGCTTGTTGTTGATTGCTGGTGTTGCTAAGGCTGATTGGTATCAGGATTTGCTTGCTAGAGAGGCGCACGATAAGGCCAGAGATGAGGCTAGGGAAGATAGCATTAGAGATATGCGCAACCGTGCTGTTGAGGCCGAAAACCAGTATCAAAGGGATTTAGAGATAGCTAGGCAGTTAGGGATTGCTCAAAGGATGAGAGATACTCAAGGCTACATTCAAGAGCGTAGGATCGAAAGGCAGAGATCGGAGCGGTCCTTCTCTGACCCGCGTAATATTTACGGACATTAAAATAAATTATTGCTTTAGTGACAGTTTGTCGGTATAGCATGAGTATAATCTCTATAGAGGACTTATGGTTAAAAAACTCAAGAAACCAGTTAAGAAAGGTAAAAAGAAATGAGCAGGCAATCAGATCTAATCGGCGGCGGTGGTTTGCCATCTCAAACAGCGGCTCTAATATTCAAATCAGAGGGCACATTCACAGCTAACGGCGCGAGTAACGTAGTTGTTACAGATGCTAAGTTTACAACCGGCACTATCATGCTGGCAACGCTAAAGACTGTAGGTGGGACGGTAGGTGCAATACCAACTGTTAAGACTTACACCTCTGGTACATCATTCACAGTGGCTGGTACAGCATCGGATACAAGCATTTATAGTTACGTACTGATATAATATGGCTGGCAAGGCAGGCCGATCGGGCCGGCCATCAAAGTTTACGCCGGAATTGGTCGATAAAATTCTAAAGTTAATAGCAGACGGGTCGTCAGAAAGGGATATCTTTAGACAAGAGGATATGCCCTCTTGGTCATGTTGGTGTGAGTTCAAAAGAGCTCAATACGACCCTGAGAAATACCCCAATAGCATTTTTCCGGACCTGTACACGAGCGCCAAGAGTGACGGGTATAAGCAATGGGAGTCTGAAATACGCCGTATTGCGAGAGATGACTCGCGAGATTACTACGTTAATGAAAAGGGCTATCGCTGCTATAATACAACGGCAGCTTTACGCGATCGTTTAATCATAGATTCTGATAAGTGGTTAATGGCTAAGGGTATGCCTAAAGTCTACGGCGAATCAATCAAGCAGGAATTATCAGGGCCTAACGATGGGCCAATACCTGTGATTGCAATATCAATGCATGACACAAAAAAAGAGTAAGCAAAAACCTATTGCGTTAGATATTAAGCTCTATCCAAAGCAGTTGATGCTATTGCAGTCGAAAGGCCGACAGATATTATACGGAGGCGCGGCAGGGGGTGGAAAATCTTATGCAGCAAGGTGCTTGGCAGTGGTTTATAGTGCGGCCATTCCAGGGTTGAATTCTTGGTTTCTGAGGCGGTACTCAGATGATCTAACGCTCAACCATATTGAAGGTCCTACAGGCTTTCGCGCCATGCTTGCACCTTGGATAGCGCAGAAATGGTGTGAGATAGTTGATGGTGAGATACGGTTTAAGTGGGGCTCTCGTATCTTCTTACGTTCTTGCCAGTACGAAAGAGACTTGCCCCGTCTATTAGGCCCTGAAATACATTGCTTATTCATTGAGGAGGCAGGGCAATTTAGCGAAAGCATGATTCGTTTCATCCGCGCTCGTTTGCGTATCCCTGACGCTCTAAAGATTCCTGATGAATATAAAGATATGTTCCCGCGCGCTATATACACCTCTAATCCAGGGGGTGTTGGACATAACTTCCTTAAGCGCATGTTCGTGCAAGGTAAAGAGCCTTTTAAGATTTATGAGGTTAGTGATGATGAGGGTGGTATGCCTAGTCAGTACATACCTGCAAAGCTTGATGATAACCCATCTATTAACCGCGAAGAGTATGCGCGTAGCTTGCAAGGTTTGGGCTCTAAAGCATTAGTCGACTCATTGCTTGATGGTAATTGGGATTCAATAGTAGGTGCGTTCTTCCCAGAGCTAGAAAAGTCAGTCCATATTATCCCGCCTTTTGCTATTCCTAACTATTGGGTGCGCAGCATGGGTATGGATTGGGGCGCTTGTGGTGAGGGTGACCCATTCTCTGTCATGTGGTACGCCGTAAGCGATGGCTCTATATACGACATCCCAAGAGGCGCTTTAGTCTTTTACCGCTCATACTATGGTCGAGGCTTGCCAAAAGTTACCGTTAACTCTGTAGCTAATGAGATACGTATTAGAGAGGCAGGTGAGCAGATAATAGACCGCGTTGCCGGTGGCGACATCATGGAAAAGCGCGGGACTGGGCCATCTATATTTGAAATCTTTACAAGCTACGGCATCCACTTTAGGCGAGCTGATATGCGCCGTGTATCTGGCTGGCAGCAAATGAGGGAGCGCCTTGTTGGTAAAGACGGTAAGCCAATGATTTATTTTTTTACTACTATGACACTCGAGGTTGAAACGATTCAATCTATCCAGCATGATAAAAACGATCGTAACGATGCAATGGCCGGCGATGACCATGTAGCAGATGCCGTTAGGTATTGCTGCATGGCGCGCCCTTGGGTACGAGACCAACCAGCTGCGCAGAAACCAATTGACCAGATATTTACCCCGCCAACAATGGATGAGATGTGGTCAATGCGTGACTCAATGATGTCCCCGCGCAGGTAATTTATAGACTATCTTTGTTATTTGTGTCTCAATGAGCGTGATGGATTCCGACGAATTACCCAAAGACAAGAACCCTGGACAGACCGCAACGCGCTGGATTAAGCGCATCCGCGAAGCCTTAGACAGCAAAGAGTATAAAGCTTATGTCCGTGAGGGCAAAAAGATAGTTGCTACTTATCGCAATAAGACAGGACTTGAAGAGGTCCAGAGTGCTAAAACATCCCCATCAAGAGTTACATACAATGTGCTTTGGTCTAATGTTCAAGTATTAAAGCCTACCTTATTTTCTAGGGTACCAAAGCCTGCAGTTGAGAGACGATTCTCTGACTCTGACCCTGTAGGTAGAATGGGCGCTCAAATAGTCCAACGTGCTTTGTTATCAGCGCTACTTTGCCAGCAAGACAGATTCAAGTACGCGGTGGGCTCAGCGGTTGAGAATAGGTTGCTTCCTGGTATGGGCCAGGTGTGGCTAAGATACGATGCTGAGTTTGAGTGTGAGTGTGACGAGCAGGGTGAGCCACTACTAGATGATGAGGGTAATGAGAGGCAGGTAATTAAACCCTTCTCTGAGCGTGTTGTTGCTGACCCTATCTACTGGCAAGATTTCTTAATGGCTCCGGCTCGCAATGTTTTTGAGTCTGATTGGCGAGCTAAGCGCGCCTACATGAGCAGAGAGGACGGTATTGAGCGCTTTGGTGAGATATTTAAAGATGTTCCAATAGCTAAGTCTCCTGATACCGATAAAGATAACGAGATTGATAAGATTCATGCAGACCAAGCTGAGGTTTGGGAGATATGGGACCGTAAGACTAAAACCATATTCTGGATTTGCCTTGATTACGATAAATCCCCACTAGATGTTAAGCCTGATAAGCTTCATATTGAGGACTTTTTCTCATGTCCAGACCCTCTGTGCGCTACGACTACAACAGACTCTTTAATACCTGTTCCCGATTACAAGATTTATCAAAAGCTAGCAGAGGAATATAACTTCGTCTGTGACAGATTGAGTGCAATGGTTGAGTGTGTGCGTCTTGTTGGTGCCACAGCTAAAGCATTTAATGCTGAAATCAAATCAATGCTCTCTCTAAGAGATGGGCAGCTATGGCCTATTGAAGGCTGGAATAATTTCGTTGAGAAAGGTGGGCTTGCCGGTAACATTGATTGGTTGCCTTTTGACCAGTGTGTCGCGGCTATTGGCCCATTAATGCAGTACAAAGATGATCTGTTAAATGAGATTAACTCTATTACAGGCATTCCTGACATTGCTTTAGGTGCTGCAGATCCAACAGAGACTTTAGGCTCTCAGCAATTAAAATCACGTTGGACAGTCGTCAAGATTAGCGACAAGCAAGAGGACGTTCAAAGATTCTGTCGTCAAGCTCTTTCTATTATGGCCCAGATTATATTTGAGCCAGGGCTATTCTCCGATGAAACAATCGCATTAATGGCTGGCGTTGCTCAAATGCCACAAGATGACCAAGCTTTATTCCCGCAAGCTTTGCAATTGGTGAGAGATGATAGGCTTAGGACTTTTAGGATTGACATTGAGACTGACTCTACGATTGCAACCGACGAGGAGGAAGATAAACAGTCTCGTATGGAGTATATCCAAGCTGTTAATAGTTTAATGGCTAACCTGCAGTCTGTGTCTCAGTTTAGACCAGAGCTAATTCACCCGATGATTGAATCTGCTAAGTTTGCAGCTAGAGCCTTTAGAACAGGCAAAGGGCTAGAGGCTCCGTGGGAGAAGGCATTGCAACAGATTGAGGATAATGATGCGGCTCAAGCAGAGGCTGCGCAGAATCAACCACCACCACCAGATGTTGAGTTGATGAAGGCTCAAAATGAGGCGGCTAATATTGCATATAAGAATCAAGATTTACAGCGCCAGATGATGAATGCTGGAGTGGAAGAGCAGGCAAGGGTAAGAAGAGAGCAATTTGATGAGTGGCTAGATACTCAAAAACTAGACCTTGCATTTAGCCAAGCGCAAAATGAGTTTGATTTAAAGTCTCAGCAATTAGAAATTGAAGCCGCAAAAGTTGGTAATAAAGATTTGATAGACCAGACTGCATTAAACATAGAGAAGTTTAAGCAAAGCTTTGAAGCCTCAATAAAGAATCAAAGATTAGAGCTTGATAAGTATAAAACTGTGCTTGAAGAGAAAGAGAAGCTAATAGAGGAAGCTCGATTAAAGCAACAACAGATGGATACTCAATTAAGCGAGATATCAAAGATGTCTGCAGCTCCTCAACCTCCAGCTATTCATATTCATAACGGTGGGGCAAAAGAGATTGTAATGCGCAGAGCGCCGGACGGCTCGCTAATAGGGAGCACTAGGGAGATTGAGGGCTCGGCATGACGGATAACCCCCTTGTTAGCAACTCTTATGTAAGCAGTAATCCCGATATCCCTGTAAGGGCTACCGCTAATAGTGCCGGTAAAGTAATCCAGCACATGAGGATTGACTTAGGGACTGGAACAACAGAGGCACTGGCTCTTTCTGTTAGGCTAGATGAGGGGGCCACTTATACATACATAGGCAATGCCGCTCCTGGTAGTAGTACGGCCTCTGCTGTTTGGCAAATAAAAAGAATGACCAATGCAGATACGACTATTTTGTTTGCAGATGGGGATTCGAATTTTGATAATAGTTGGGATGACAAAGCAAGTTTAATTTATCTTTGAGGATTTATGCCAAAAAGCACAACGGCAAGTAACAATATTTTAGCTTTGATTTTTAACGCAACAACTTGGAATAACATTGCAGAGAACGATACAAGCTCGCCAAACACTAGCTTGTATTTGAGTTTGCATACTGCAGATCCTGGTGTTGGTGGCTCTCAGACTACAAACGAGACAGCTTATACTAACTATGTTCGTGTCGCTGTTGTTAGAACCTCTGTCGGTTGGGAGGTGCCAGCTAGTGGTGAGACAAGTAATGCGGATCTAGTGCAATTTGCTCAGTGTGGTGTAACAGGAGCAACGGTGACCCATGTTGCTATTGGGACTGATTCATCCGGCGCAGGGTTAGTATTATATGCAGGCGCTCTTAACAGCTCTCTTGCTGTAGCTAATCTCATTCAACCCCAGTTTGCAGCTAACGCACTTACTGTTACGGAGGCATAATGCAAGAAACACCCGAGATGGCCATCTCGACACCTCGTTACACCTGCGCTCAATGTGGCTTGGGTGTGATTATTATTGGCGACAAAGTGATTAGAGGGTGTGGGCACGAAGAGGCTGCTATTAATGCCTCTTGCACTGCGACTGTTTACGGTGAGAGTAAGGTAGCTAGCTAATGGCAGGCTTTAAGAACATGCAGGAGTTGGTTGACGCTGAGAATAACGGGCGGATGAACTTTGCTACGTTTAGGAAGTCTCCCTCTGGCGTAAATTCAGCGGGCAGTTGGTATGATTGGTCTATGTTTGCCGGTAATCCAAGCCCTCAATATTATGCATCTACTCCCCTGATCAGCGTTCCAATGTCGCAGTCTAGTGATGGTGGGCTAAGACACGGAAGAGATGTTTCTCCGCAAAGTAAATTCCTTCGATCCATCACCATCTCCTCAGGATCGGTTAATGCGGTGATGCCGTTAGTTCTTTGTGACTATCTTTTGTACTACCCATTTTGCCCCGAAGATTCTTTTGATGTAATTGAGCTTACCAACTCAGAAGCTATTACTAGATATACTGATGGTGACGGAGTACAGATAATGCTTGTCTCTGTATCTGGGCGCACTGGCGGTACTACGATGCGACTAACTTATACTAATCAAGACGGCACTGCAGGAAGAGTTAGCCAGACTGTGACTATGCAGAACTTAGCGCTTAACGGGGCGATTGCTAATACCGCAGCAGCTAATCAAGGGTTTGTTGTCCCTCTTGCTGCAGGTGATACGGGAGTCAGAAGCGTAGAGTCTTATCAGTTCTTAACGGGGCCAGATATTGGGCTGTTTACGATAGTTCTGATCAAGCCCTTAGCAACTCTATACATGAGGGAAGGCGGCGGAGTGGTGGAAAAAGATTTCTTGCTCGAAAGCAAGTGTTTGCCAAAGATAGAGGATGATGCTTATTTAAATTTTTTGGTGTTAGGCATTAATAATTTAAACAACTCAACTACTGTGGGCACGATTAAAACGGTTTGGAACTAAAAGGATCTTATGGCTGGCTATACATCAATGGATGATTTTATTTACGAGACTACCGTTAACGGTAAATCTCTTAGAGCAGATTGGAATAAAAGCATGTTGCCAACCTCTGCAGCCGTTGCTGGCGAGGCAAGCTTCTTAGCTCGTGGTGCAGGCTCTCCTCCTGCTGATTCTATATTTAATACCGGGACTAACTTAACATTCCAACCTGTATCAGATACGACTAGCAATGCAGGCTGTATACAACATGGCGGCAATGTTAGCCCTGACTATAAGACTTTGCTTGCTATGTCTGCAGGTTCAGCGGCGGCGACAACTGCACCATCTACTCTAATGTTAGTAGACCTTGTAGGGTTTTACAGAGTAACTAGCGTGACAACTACTACCTCACAAGCTATGACTAATACGTTAGCTAGCTTCAGTACTTTTACTGCAGATGCCGGCACAGATATTTGCACTCATACCAATATTAACTTATTCCCGTACACGAGGTGTCAATTAACATCGACTGGCACATTGCCCGCCGGTTTATCTCTAGCCACTGATTATTATGTGATTAAGGTTACAGATACGACGATTAAATTTGCTACTAGTTATGCAAACGCAGTAGCAGGGACTCAAGTTGATATTACCGGTACCGGCTCTGGAGTACATACGATTAATACTTTGTATCCTCGTTACACCTCAGGTGCTGGAGTGCAGGCCATCATGTGGAACACAAACTCTACAGCTATGGGCGCAGCGACTCCTAGCTTATCTTTGCCCTCTTACACAAACTCAGCACAGACCACGGCACGTGCAACCCCGACTGTGTTGCCGATTGGTAAGACTGCAGCAGCTAACGGATTAATACTTTATTCCGGCACAGGCTCTGGTAAGTACGCGCCGTATGTTCCACTTCAAGCAGGAGACGCAGGTATTGCTAAAGTAGATAACGTCCAAATCTCTGTATCCTATGTATCAGGTGAGTTTAGCGTAGGTATGGTTGTTCCATTAGCAACGCTTCCGCTTTCTACGGTAGGACTATTTGCAGAGCGTGATTTAATGAACCAGTTACCATCTTTGCCTAGGATTTATGATGGTGCTGCACTTTATTGGATTTTGCTTCACGGTGCTGCCACACCCGTTAACTCATCATTTTATGGTCACTTACAATTTGGGTGGGCATAATGAACGCTAAAAAACTAATTGAGCTTGTTCAAGACGCGATAGTCCAAGAGATGGATTATTACAAACTTGCTGCTTTCATTGCAGAAGAACAAAAGGAAGAAGACGCAAAAACGGCTGAATCTATGGGGGCAACCTCTGTTGCCTCTGTTATTAGGGGTGCTAGTTAATGCTGGTTCGTAACGGCTCTGTACAAACCGACAGCACCTTACATCGCTTAGGCGGTGTTGGTATTGGGGCGCACAGAGCGTGCTGGAATAAAACAGCCTCAGAGTTTAATAAGTTTTCTAGTGCTACGGGCAGTTGGGACTATTTATCCTCTCAACCATCGGGATATACCGCGCCTTATACTTTCCAACTACCTCGAACAGCGGGCGGGTTATCATCTAGAAACAGAATCCTTGCTGAGGGAGATGTAACAGCAGGGAACTTAGCGGGAGGATTAAACGCTGAGTCTGACCTTAGCGGTAGCGGAACAATATCAAATGCGGCTCTTGGGCTGATTCTTTCCGCTGTTGCAACACTTGCAGGCACCGGCACTCTAACTGCCGATATGGTGGGCGCTTTAAATGCAGCGGCTACCCTAGCAGGTGAGGGCGATATTGTAGCGGCCCTTGGTGCTATCTCTGGTCTTGTAGCAACCCTAACTGGTGAGGCAACTGTAACCCCTGTCATTGCAGCGACTGCAGGAATGAGTGCTGATATTAATGTAACAGGGGATGTGCTAACCACTGCAAACGTAGCAGCGGCGGTATGGAATGCCCTAGCCGCTAGCTTTAATGAGTCGGGGACTATGGGCGAGAAGCTTAACTCCGCATCAAGTGCGGGGGATCCGTGGGGAACTCTACTCCCTGGTGCTTATGGGGATGGAACGGCAGGGAAGATTTTAGGGGAAAAGATTTTAAGATTATCTAAATTCTTGGCGCTAAAATGAGTTTACTTCTTCTCTTCAAGTCCCATTCTTCCTTGGGGCTTGTGGGGGTAATGAATCAAATCTATGGCGATGAAATCAAGAAACGTCGCAAGCGAAAGAGCGACGAAGAGGCTATTGCCGCTAACTTATCAGAGGAGATGAATAAAGAGCTTACTAGGTATTCTGACCTAGAGGCTGAAATAGAGACTTGGCAAAAGCGAATAAATGACGGGATAAGAAACGAGCGATTAGCTAGGGCAGCAAACCAGGCACTTATTGACGCAAGAGCAAAACAAATGCGGCTAGCAAGGTTAATTCTTGATATGCAAGAAGAAGAATACCTGCTCGGCCTGCTTTTATTACAATGATTAAATATTTCTTTTGCTGGATATTTATGCATAACATCAATTATGGCTAGAATCAGGTATCGGTGGGACGGCGAAAAGATGGTTGAAATATCGAGTGAGGGGCCGTTTGTTAGTGAATCCCCTTTTGTCCTTCAAGACTCGATGGAACCTATTGCAAGCATGATTACAGGGGAGACCTTTGACTCTAGAAGCCAGTACATGCGGCATGTGAAAGCTAATGGCTGCGAGATTGTAGGCAACGATTTACTTTCTAATAAACCTCGAAAATTAAAAGATAATGTAACAGAAGAGAAGGTGCTAGATGCTCTCTATAAAGCAGAGAGTGTGTTATCTGACCCTTCAAAACGTCGAGAAATGCAGGCGCGTAATGAACGATTGTTAGAGATGCGCGAAAAACTACTAAGGAATAGCTGATATGGCATTAGATGAAAGTGATATTCTTGACAGAGCAATGGATGCGGCAGAGGCCCAAATGCTTGATGCTCAAGATACAGACGCTCCAGAGCCTAAAGTAGAAAGCGCTCCAGAAGAGGCAGCGACTGAACAAGAGCCAGCACAGGAAGAGGAAAAGCCGGTAGCTAAGTCCTCCAGCAGAGATGAGAAGGGCAAATTCACAAAAGCCCAGAGGGAGGAGACAGAGCAGATTTCGGAAGTAGAACAAGATGTAGCGGCAGAACCTCAAGCGCAAGCAGAGTCAGTTACGCCTCCTATGTTTTGGTCTCCCGAGCATAAAAGCATATTCGCCAAGGCTCCAGTGGAAGCGCAAAAAGCGATTCTACATTATGAGAATCAGCGAAATGTTTACGTTAATCGACTAGAGAACGAGGTCAATAGGGCAAAAGAGTTCGATAAGCGCCTTTATTCTGATATGCAATCTCCCGATGAGATTCGCCAGCATAAAGACCAGCTAAGATTGAGCGGCATTAGAGATGAGGTTGAAGAGCTTCACCGGTACCGAACTTGGGATCGTATTTTTAAGCACGATATCAAGACGGGCATTGCTGACTTGATGGCTAAGAACAACTTAACGCCTTATGACTACATTGACGATGGGAATAACCAAACGCAAAACTATCAGGGCGACCCAAGGGTAGAACAAGCGTTGCAAGCGGCAGAAGAGGCTAAGCAATTGGCCCAACAGTACCAAGAGCAAATAGAACAGCAGAGGACTCAATCGAGTCTAGCCCAAGTCGAAGCCTTTAAGCAGGGCAAAGATTCAAGCGGCCAGTCTAGGGCTCAGTACTTTGATTTCTATAAACCGCAAATCATAAATGCAATGCAGGAAATACTACAGGCCAGACCAGACATAGCGGAACTTGAGGCTTTAAATCATGCATACGAGTTTGTTATTGGCGAAACGCGCAAGGTGTTCGGGGTTAATACCTCTAAGCCTAGTGCTCAGCCTGTAGACTCTCGTAAAGCAAAGATGGCGGCAAGCTCTGTAACTGGCGCTCCAAGTAGGGCAATGACTAATACCCGTCCAAAACTATCAGGTAAAACTGATAGAGATAAAATAGACGAAGCAATGGACTTAGCTGAAGAGGCTATGTCTTCTCGATAATTATAATTTTAAGGAATTTTTAAAATGGCACAGCCTAATAGTACATATAGTGAGCTATTATCTTTGACCGTCCAGATGTTAGAGGACGAGTTGTTTGATAATATTCTAACCAAAAACGCACTGACAGCAACTTTGAAGCTTAACGGCTCAGTTGTTGCTAAAGATGGTGGCCCACAGCTTGTGGTCCCTATCATGTTTGCTGAAAACGGATCATACAAGAGGTACTCAGGACCACAGTACTTGAGCACTCTACAGAATGATGTGTTTTCTAGCTTCAACTACGAGTGGAAACAGATTGCAATTGCAATTCAGGCCCACGGTCGTGAAATGCTCCAGAACTCTGGACGCTCGCAGAATCGTGACCTTGTTAAATCTCGTGTGATGAATGCTAAGACAACATTCGAAAATCAGTTCAACATTGATATGTTGTCTGATGGTACAGCTGATGGATCGTTACAAGTTGGCGGATTGCAATTGCTGATCGCGGACCTCCCAACGTCAGGCACCGTCGGAGGTATTTCTCGTACGACTTATAGTTTTGCAAGGAATGCTTACTACCGTGCTACTACAGACGGCGGAGCTGCCCTATCTGCTGCGAATATTGCTACCTACATGGATGCACTTGATATCCAGGTACAGGCATATCGCGGAAAGACAAAGACAATTCTTGCAGACGATGCTGCTTACAAGTTCTTTGAGGCTGCAGTACACCCACTACAGCGCATCAATGATACTGGTGGCCAATTAGCAAAGATTGGATTTAACACATACAGATACAAGCAGGCTGAGGTTGTTCTTGAGCCTACAGTATCTGGTATGCCAGCAAGCACTATGTACTTCATTGATCCAGATGTATTGGAACTGAACCCACATAGTCAGCGTAACCTAGTGCGTCTACCAAAACGTGATTCATTCAACCAAGATGCTCAGATTGAGTATCTAGCTTGGATGGGAGCTCTTACTTGTAAGAACTTCCGACGTTTGGGCGTATTAAATAACGATTAATTTAGATTACTAAAAAGGATAACTAAAATGGCTTATAGTATACTTAATGGGACGGCGAGTTTTCAGCAAATTGCTGATACCTCGACAACTCAAAATCATGAACTTGGAACCGTTGTTGTTGCAGAGGATCCTACTTATGGTGGCGGAACCTTCATTTACTTGAAGGGTATCGCATCCACTGCAGTAGGCGATGTTGTAGGATACGAGCAGTACACGGGCGTAACTGTGCGAACAGTTGCGGCAACTAGAGGGCCTCTTGCTGTTGCAATGTCTGCTAATGTTGCTAGTCAGTACGGCTGGTATCAGGTACAAGGCGCAGCGGTAGTTAGTGTTGCTACTGTTGATGCGGCAGATACTCTCTCTGTTACGGCTACGGCTGGACAGTTGGACGATATCACAACTGCAGCGCAGGGTGTCATCGGGCTTAAGACAATCACCGCAAACGGTACGCCGTCTGCAGGGTTGGCTGTTTGTCAGATTCACTGGCCTGGAGCATACCACACAACTAACGTTTAATTAATAAAAGGGGCGATGTGCGCCCCTACTTTTCAAAGGTTGAAACATGAAAGAGAACGTACATATTGAGGGATTAGACTACACACAGGATCATGATCTCCTTGATGATACACCGCCAGATTCTATTATAACTACATTCCAGGTAGTTTCTGAGGTTATGCCTTATGCATCTAACCTAGCAGGGGCAGAAGTTAGACAGAACTTCATTCATGTTTCAAGAGTTTTCGAGCTTGGCAAATCTAGTTACACCAGACGCATTAGAGATAATGTTGAGTACGACGAGAAGCTTGGTAAATGGGTCATTAAGCGCCTAGCTGTTGGCGGACAATCTGATATCAAGAAAAACCCTAACGAGTGGAATGCGTTTATGCGCGGTGTTGTTTCTACTCCTATTGGCGCTCCTATCTCAATCCTATTTAAAAACGATCCTTCAAGGGTTGCTTTCTATGAGAGCAATCATATCCACACTATCGAGCAAATGGCGCTACTCAACCATACAGATAGAACATCTTTAGGGATGGGCGTAGCGGATGATTGCAGACGAGCCGAGGCTTACTTAGAGAAGGTTAAGGCATCAGCACCTGCAGCAGAGTTAGCCGCTAAGATGGATGAGAAAGACCAGCAGATTGCGCTACTACAGAGGAAGATTGAAGAGATGAGCTCTGTAATGGATGCAAAGTTAGAAAAGGTACTAGAGACTAAATCTCGTGGCAGACCAAAGCAGTTAGAGGCTGAATAAGTGGCTTTAGCAAGTGACTTAGCTAACATTGGGATAATCCCCCGCAGGGCTGAAATGTTAGGGGATACGTTTTCTCCTAACCTAACAGCTGCGGGGGCAGCCCAAGCTACGGCACTTGTCTTGATTTCATCGCATAATGAGATAACAACTAATAACGCTGGTGTAAATGACGGGGTGAAACTACCCTCTGTTGCGGCTACAGGATATAGCAGAATTGCAATTAAGAATAATGCAGTTGGAATAGTAAAGGTGTATCCTTATGCAAGCGAGGCTATAGATGCTCTTGCTTTAAACGCTCCCTACAATTTAGCGGCAGGTACGGGAGCTATATTTTGTAAGATTAATACGGCTAGGTGGATGGCAGTATGACAGTTCTATCAGTTGCTCAAGATATTGCGGCAAGATTACAGCTTACTCAGCCTACAACTCTACTTAGTGTTACAGACGCTAATACCATCCTCATTAAAACATTAATGAAGCAAGCGGTTAGTGATTTAGTTAGTGAATTTGCTTGGCCAGAATTACAAAAGATTTATTCATTTACTCTTATTGCTGGCCAAGATTCCTACGCTCTTCCTCCTGATATGGAGCGCACTCTTACAGAGACACTTTGGAATACTACTCAAAGATGGCCATTAAATGGACCGCTAACAGCTAGAGAGTGGCAAACATACAAAAGTGGACTAGTCACTACTATCCCACGCCAAAGATTTAGAATTAAAGGCTGGACTAATAAACAGTTTTTTATTGACCCTGTTCCTACAAGCTCAGAGGCTAGTCAGATTATAGTTTTTGAGTATGTAACAAACCTTGGAATTAGGCCCACTGCTTGGACAGCTAGTACAGCATTCACATTAAATGAATATCGTTCTTGGAACGATAATGTTTATAAATGCACTTCAGCAGGCACAGGGTCAACTCGTCCTCCTACTGTTTATAATGGTATTGCTAAAGACAATACGACTATGTGGCAATTCATGCCGCCTTGGGTAACAGCTACTCTTTATAATGTGGGTGATTATGTTAGTGCGAATAGCAAAACTTATCTCTGTACTGTCGCGGGCGTATCGGGCGGGGCAGCGCCTAGCCATACAAGCGGTACGGCAACTGATGGAACCGTAACCTGGGAATACGAAGCAACCCCTAGCGCTTGGGTAGCAGGAACTAATTACACAACTAGCAGCTATGTAAGTAATGCCGGCGGCTTCTTTAAATGCTACCTAGATGGGCTTAGTGGAACTATTGGCCCACGGCATACGTTAACAGTTGAGACAGATGGGGCGGCAGATTGGACGTACCAAAGCAGCTACACTCCGTTTCAAATAGATACTGAAGAAATAGTGCTCGATAACAACATGGTGATCGATAATGTTGTTTGGATGTTTAAGCGCGCTAGAGGTGATGAGTACGAGGATGACAGACGAGATGCTGAGGAGCAAAAAGAGCTAGCAAAGTCTAGGCTTGGCGGCTCTGAGGTGCTAAGTCTGAATTCGTTGTATAGTGATACTTATATGATTGGGCCTTGGAGTTATCCAGAGGGGAATTATTAAATATTGTTGAGGGTTTTTGTGTCTTGGGAAATTGAGACAGAAGAGCGAATAACGATAGAGGATGTTAAGGAAATAGTCTCGTTACATAAGTACGGGCTGACTTATCAGGAAATAGCGGTAGTGATGGATATTAAATTAAAAACTATAGGCGATGTTGTTTCCCTTAGAGCCTGGACTACCGTTTCTTTGGAGCTTCACTAATGGGCTCAATGGATATTGCGATAGCTTATAACCAGCGTGTTAGAGAGATGCTAGCCCAAAGAGAGGCAGAGGCGGCGGCGGTTCAAGCTCAGGCTCAAGGCTCTCAAATCCCTAGTGCCGCTGGTCAAATAGGTGGCACGTATTTAGGGACTAAGATCCCTACTTGGCTAGGGTTTGGTGCTGATAAAGCAGCGGCGGCAGAAACCGTCACCCCTGTCGCAGAAGCTACTACCCCCTTTATGGGCGTGGGCGCTCTTCCTGCAGCGGCAATTGCAGCCACAACTTACCTTGGGGGCAAGTCCATACTAGATGCTTTAAAGGGCGAAAAAGATAACAGCTTGGCTGGTAAGTATGGAAGACTCTCCGCAGGTATTGCAACAGGTGGATTATCTGAGCTAGCAAGACACTTTCTAGGTGACCAAGATAAATGGAAGACTGAGGGCAATAGGTTGAAAGAGCTAGCTTCTAGTGGCTACTCTATCCCTCAAAGTTTAATTGATTCAATGCCAACCAGTGGACGAAAGAACCTACTTAATACTAGTGTCGCTAATGATTTTGTTGGATTTACACCGACTAAGGATTGGGTAAATAACAAATTTGCAACAAGTAGAAGTGAAGGGGATCTACGCCCTGAAGATGTTGTAAATTACGGGGCGTTTGCTGAGAAGTTTGGAAAGAATTATTTTGATATTCCTCTAGCTCAAAGACTTGAGGCATCGAAACTTGCCCTTGATGCAGGGGCTCTAGATGAGCATCACGGCACAATAGATTTTAATGATAAACTCAACGCTGAATTGCAAAACAAAATCAGCTCAATATTAAATCCAGCTACTACAGCAGCAAATGCCAAGGGAAAGCAGATAGGGGACATATTAGTTAATTTCAAAAAGGGGTAGTTAATGTCAAGAAATACCTCTTTGGCGATTCCTCTTCCAATGTTGGGATTAAACACCCTTTCGCCGTTTATTGAGCCTGAATCTGGCTACGCTAGGGAATTAACCAACTACATGCTTCTAAACGGCAGGCTAACTACTAGGCCCGCTATTTTAAGCAAAGTCTATAACGCAACGACTACAGCAGCGGGAAGGTTCCCTGCATGGTTTGACCCGTCTAATAACACCGCAATTATGGGGACGGCAGGCGGCGGGATTTATGATCTAGATACGGCGGCTTTTGTTGGTGCTCTAGCCTCTCCCTCTACTGTAACCCGCACAACGCACATGACTTTAGATCTCATGTTTGGCCCAGGGGGTGGCGCTTATTTAGCTGTAAGCCCATACACCTTAATAGGCTTTACAACAATTGCCCCAATAGTGGGTGGTTTGATAACGGGTGGATGCTCTCACAAAGGGCGTTTCTATATGCATGAGCTGGCCGCATATAACTATTATCCTGTTGGTGCAATTACGGGCGCTCCTGCAGCAGGAACGGGGCAAGACTTATCCCCATACCTCTCAGGGAAGGATCCAACCTCACCGCTCTCTTATCAAGAGCCAATTTCTCGCATGTTTAGCGTTTCAATGTCTCAGACTAATACAACCGAAAATGTGCTCGTTGTATTTGGCGCACTTGGGACCGTTCTAGTTTATTCTGGATTAGATCCAGGCAGCCCATCATGGAACTTGATAGGTCGGTATCAAATGCCAAGGCCTATTAATCCTCAAAGCTTTGTTGAGCTTGACGGGGATATATTTGTCGCCACAACAGAGTATTGCTATTGGTTTAGAGATTTGTTTAGTGGTGGGGCGCAAACAGCTTATGCAGATTCCCCAAGTAGGCCGATAGAGAATTTATACGCTAAAGCCGGTACGGCTTCCTATGTCTGGACACCTAGTTACCAAATAGGGGCAATTTATTGGCCTGCAATCGATGCGATCGTGCTCTCCGTGGCAGATGACCAAAGCTTTGCTAATGGAACTTTGGTTAATGCAAGCAACTATTTAGTCCAGTTAGTCTACTTTAGAAAGTATAAAGCTTGGTCATTATGGGTGGGCAATAGCTGCCATGCTCCTTATATTATTAGCGGTACTTACCTAATGGGAGGCTCTCAAACCTCGGAAATAGTCCAGATGAATCCTGTGCTAGCTGGGGCTGATAGTCTAAACGGAGCAGCTAACAACTTAATTACTGAGTCAGTTTGGAAAACTATGTATTGGCCGACTCTGAACGGCAAGTCTCATAAAGTGCTTGGTGTTAGACCGTTCTATTTTAACTCTCAAGATGGGTATTTTTATAAGATAAGGTCTATTTTTGACTACTCAGATTATAACATAACCTCAGGTTTTGCAGGGCAGGGATCCTTGCCGTCCCCAACAGTGCCAGGCAATTACTTTGATTCCTCAGTTGATGCATTAACCACCGGACAAAAACAGTATTCGCCAAGGGTGGGAGTGGGTGGATCTGGTGGGGCTTTAAGCTTCCAGTTTAGCCAGCGGCTTAAGACCGCGACCACTTATGTTAATTCGACCTTGTACGGGGCTACTGCTTATGTCCAAGAGGGAGACGATAATTTTTAAAAGTTTAATTATTCATTACCAATGAAAGGTGTGCCACATTAAAGTAAAAGGATTTTATGATCAGACAACCACTAAGACCACAAACAAGAGTTAATCCTAGAGCGCCTATGCAGAGGATGCGCCCATTACCTCAGCAGCCCAATATGTTGCCTCAAGGTTACATGCCAACTATGGGCGGTGGAATGCCTCAAGCTGGCAGTATGAATCCTAATCAGCCTCAAGCTAATCCAGGGCAAGCGCCTTTTAATATGCAGGCATTTAATCAATGGCAGGGTGCCGGTGGTGGCGCTCCTGATGCCTCAGGTAATTTCAATGTAACGACTTCTGATAGCGCTAATGCAATGCCTGGCTATCAAAATGCAGCTAGCTATCAAGGCCCTATGGGCAATAGCTATCAAGATTACCAAGCTATGCAGGGAGCTAGTAAAGACTGGGCACCGTCTCACCCTCAAGTATCAGGCGCTCCTATGGGGCAAGCTCAGCTACCGGCTGGTATGAGCAGGAATTCTCGTGCTGGTATTGAGTATCGCCGCCAAGCAAGGGATTTTAGGAATTCTCAAGGCAAAGTAAATGCAGGGCCTCAGCAGGGGCCACAAGGATTATTGAGCGTTCCTCCTAATGTAAGGAATTACTAAGATGGCTAAAAAGCCTGTAGGAATCACATCTAAGCCGCCTGCTACATTACCTAACGGTATGAGCAGGAATTCTAAAGCTGGTATTGAGTATCGTCGCCAACAAGCAGCGGTGCGTAAATCCATGCCAAAAGATAAGTATAACGGGTTAAATAATACCGAAAATAGGCTTATTAACCAAACAGGCGGCCAGGATATATATTTGGGCGACGCTGCTACAAATATGCTCCCAGGGGCCGTACAGGGCCTGCAAACACCCATTGATTGGAATGGTCTACCTAGTGCCCCTGTAACAGGTGATTTTAATGCTTGGAGACAACAGCAAATAGATAACGGGGCCGAGGACTTTAACAACCGTTTTGCAGACCAATTCAAACAAGATGATCAAGATTTTGAAACAATAGCATACCAGAGAGGCTGGAGCCCAGGATCTGATCTATATAACAGAATGCACGCGGCGCATGTTCGAGAACAGAACGATGCAAAGACAGCTAATTTAAGGCAAGCATACGATTCAGCAGGCCAGAATGCCTCAGCTTTGTTTAGTGTTGGTACTCAAGCTAGAAACAATGCTCTTGGAGAACAACAGCAAAGGCGCTATCAAGGTCTAACTGATTATCAAGCTATTCAAGCAGCCAGATCTCCTATGGGTCAGCAAGCTTATGGTAATCAAGCTAATTATACTGGGATGGATAAGCAAGCTGAAGCCGGTATGGCATTGCAACAAGCAAATGCAGCAGCAGCGGCTGGGCTAGCAGCTCAAAATAATGCGGCGGCTATGGCAAGAACTCAAGCTGAGAATGAGGCGGCTATGAGATTACAAGAGCAGCAAAACGCTTGGGCGAACGCTAATAAACCAAAAACGCCTAATCCTTGGGCGCAAGCTGGTGGGCAACTTGGCGGCGGCCTTATCTCTGGAATAGTAGGGGGGTTGTTTAAGTGACAAGCATTTTTGATGTACTAGCAGGCGGAGTTAAGAATCAAGATTATTTAGGGTCTAATCCTTACTACTCCGCCGGTGCTAATATTCTTCAATCAGCAATGCCTAGAGCTGAGACCAATGCTCAAGCTTTAGCTTTCCCTTTATTACAAGGGTTAATCGGTGGTGGTTTGGTAGGTTATGGCAAAAACCAAGCCACAGAGGCAGCTTACCAAGATGCGAGCAATTCCCCATTACTATCTGCATTAACCACTGAGAGGCCAGCGAATGCAGCGTTTGGACCACTAACAGAAGAAGCAGCGCAACAAGGGGCAATACAGAAAGCATTGCTAGAGAATTCAGGCGTACATAATATTTACGGACAAGCAAAAGCCCCTGAAGGATTTACCCCTGAGACAGGGAGACAAGATCTATTAATGGCTCTTGTAGCTAAGCAAACTCTTGCTGAATCAGAGGCTAAAAAGCAGGCGATTAAGGACGAGATAGCTAGCAAATATGGGCCTGATGTATTGAAGTATAATAAGGATTTAGAGGCTGCAAAGGCTGATGAGCAGATAAGGGTTGAGACGGCAAAGGCAATTGCACAAAGAGAGGCAGAGGGAGACGGCGGAAATGATTTAATTCCAAGTACCGTTCCTAAATCTTTGAGAAAATCGGCGATAGAAGAGCTACCACTACAAGCAAGTAAGAAACAGGCTTTTGATGCGGTAGATAAAATGTACGGTCAGGCTAAAGATATTAAGAGGATTAAAGGGGCGATACCTGCCACCTCTGAATCTAATGAGCTTGGCGGTCAAATGGCTAACATGAAGTTTATCGCCCAAAGGATGATAGGGACAGAGCCAGGGCCAAAAGTGTTAGCAGATCTAGAGAAAGTTGTTGTTGATTGGAATGATACGGACTCTCAAGTAGAGGAGAAAAAAGCTGCTGCAAAAAGAATCTTTGAGAGTATTAATAAGCCTACTCCTATTCTTGATAAATTCGCTCCTAAGCCATCGCCAGGCGCAGCGCCCGCACCTACTCCAACGCCACCAACTTATACAGATAAAGATTTAATTGCTCAGGGCTATAAGAAAGTAGCGGGGGGTTGGTCTCGCTAATGGCTCTCCCTGATTTCATACCAGATAGCCAAGTCTCTAGCTCTGCGGGTGGATTGCCTGATTTTATCCCAGACGGTCAAGTTACTTCCACTGATACTTTTGGCGATACGATGAAAGGGCTATCGGGAATTAGTGACGGTTTCTTTAAGGGAGCATCTAAGGCAACACTGCTTCCCATTACAGCACCTGCGGACTTGATTTACCGTGGCGGTAATTATCTTGCTAATAAGATTACCGGCAACGAGGTAGACCCAAAAGAGTTTTACCCTTCAAATGTTTCTAATTGGCTAGTCGATAAGCTCTTTGATGCTGGCAAGATTGCCCCTTCTAATGATACGGCTGAGGTCGTAGGGAATGTCGGCGGAACTATCATGACAGGGTTAGGGCTTCCATCGCTTGCAGCTAAAGCGAGCGCAGCAACTAAGGCTACCCCAATATTCCAAGCATTAAGCAAAACCCCTTATATAGCACCAGCTGTAAAAGCGGCTACAGCTATAATCCCTTCTGCTATAGAGGGTGCAGGGTATGGTGTTCTTGGTAACGCTAAGGGTGAAGATCTAGTAGGGCAAGCAGAGACAGGAGCAATGATTGGCGGCGCAATTCCTGTAGTGCAAAAAGGGTTAGAGGTTGGCGGGAATATCTTAGGCTCTCTTAAAAACAGCATCTATAATACTTTAGTAGGCAATAAGCCTACTGCTAACGCTTTGCCTATAGCTCTAGATGAGGCGGGGCAAAGAGCTGCTAGTGTAGCTGAGGCTACGCGCCAAGCATCTAAACAAGATATTAATACCGAAACCTTAGAAAAGGCCGGATTCTTTGATAAGCTAGGGTTTTTTAATTCTCCAAAAACTGCCGCATTAAAACTAGCTCAAGAAATTGAGCCGGCTGGTAAAGAGCTAGCAAAAGTAACAGGCCAGATTGCAGAGAAAGAAGCAGCCCTTGTAGAGAGTGGCGCGCCTTGGGCAAAGAATATAGTTGAGCAAGGCCCAGACTTAAGCGGCCCACTATCTTTTGCAAGAACCCTTAAGAAACAACTAGCAGCAGGGGCTGAGGGTTCGGTAAAAAAAGTTAGAAATATCCAATCTCAATGGGAGAACTCAGATAAATCATTTGAGGCGTTAAGACAGATACAAAAAGACTTCGGTAAAACATTTAAGGCTAGTTTTAAGCCTACTACTACCGCTGAAAGCAATATGCATGATCTTAATAAACAGATTTATGCATCATTAAAGCGCGCAATATCAGATAGGGTTGAAGCTATTGCCCCTGAGCTAAGCAAAGACTTCAAAGCAGCGAATGATTTATTTTCTGCAGCTAGTAGTCTAGCAACGCCTGCCTTTAATGCCGCTCGTAAGGGTGGGCAAGGCATTCCAGTTGTTAGCAAAATTCCAGGCGCTGCTATTGCTATTAAGACAGCGAAAGATTTAAGTGCAGTTCCTTCAGCCAAGCTATTAAAGGGCGCTGAGTCTTTAGCTACAACTTTAAGCAAAGCAAATCTTACCCCTGGCGCTGTCGCTTCAATCGCTAAATCCTTTGAAGATGCCCCTTCTCAACCTTTCTCAACTAAAATAGATAAAGCTATGACAAAAGCAGAAGATAAATTAGCAACCCCAGAAGCTGCACTTGAAGCCCCAAAGGTTATTAGTGCAAAGAGATTACCCTCAAAGTTGACACCAGACCAAGCGCATCTATTAGTGCCTGCAGTTATTGCACAAGAATCAGGCGGCAAGGCTGACGCTGTATCAGATGTAGGGGCGCAAGGTTTAATGCAATTAATGCCTGAGACCGGCAAAGAGTTATTCAAGAAAGCAGGATTAAAAGGAAAATATAAACCTTTCGATCCAGAGCAAAATATTCAACTTGGAACAATGTACTTGAAGGACTTACTAGAACAGTTTGATGGTAACGCACCGCTTGCATTAACAGCTTATCATTCAGGCCCAGGGCGTGTGAAGAATCTGCTTAAGATACATAACGCTGATAGCTTGGAGCAGATAAGAAAATATTTAGGACCAGTCGGACAAAAGTATGCGGACCAGACTTTAGCCCGATTAAAGAAATTAGGAATAGAATCAGTTTAAAGGGGATTTATGACACAATACGAAAACGCATTACAACAGGGTAGAATATTTCGACGAAAGGGCGGGACAGACTATACAGGGGATTTTACCCTAGAGTTGCCTGCCTTTGTTAACGCAGGTGTTGCGGTAGACACTGCGCTATTAAGTGCGATTGCCGGAAGTAAGCTAAGGATTCTTAGTTACCTAGTAACCAATCAAGGTGGTGTTGCTGCCACTGTAGTATTCAACTCTAAGCCAGGTGGTGCAGGCGTTGCGATTGGCCCTGTAATGAATTTAGGCGTGGGTGGATGGATAGCCGAAAGCTTTGTAGGTGGCCTGTTTAATAGTGCCCTAGGTGAAGGAATCTCCGTCACTGTAACCGGCGCAGCTGTTGGCGTACGCGCGACTTATATTTTAATAGACTAATAAAGGGATGGTATGCTTAACGGTGGGAGTAAGGACGATCCTCTAAAAAGATGTCCATTAACCTCTGACTGGGAAGGATACTATTCTGAGTTCCAGACCATTATCGAGAAGGTTGATAATGCGCATAAGAGGATTGGCCAGATGTTAGAGCACACGCAACACCTATCAAAGCTTGATGCTTTGGAAGATATTCGGGATTCCCTAATAAGTAAAGCGACGGGCAGGGACCAGATAGATTCTAAGATTGCGCTATTATTATTTCGAATACTAGGCGCTGTGATTGTTACCTTACTTTTTGTAATCTTATTCTTACTCACCGGCCAAAAGCTCAACTTATTAAGCATATTTCATCCAACATAATATGGGCCCATTCTTAAATTTACCAAACGGCGTACTTAGCGAACAAGGGAGGAAAAAATATATGGAGACTAAACCAGCAGTAGAATCAAGCGTGTTGTGGGGATTAGCAGGGATTGCAGTACCAGCTCTTACAGAAGCATGTAAATACTTAGGCGGCCTACCTGTGGGCATCCTCCCTACTCCTGTTAGCTATGGCATCGCAGCCCTGGGCTGGGTACTCGCTCTATACGGCAGGTTTTACGGCTCTAACAAGCCTATTTCTGGAATTATAACAACGCCGAAAACTAACAATTAATAAAGAGATATTATGAGCGAATCATTAGCCTACCTTCAACTCAATTCTTCTGGTCTTCAGCCTGCCTCAACTACGGGGTATGTGAATATTGGGACTTTAACGGCCCCGTACAGTTCCCAGGCATATGCTACCTATACCTCTGCTACTTGCAAAATGCGGAACGTCGCAACCTGTGCTACTAACACCTTAAAGCTGGTATACAATTCTTTGCTAAATGCTACCGTTGCGGGGACTCCTGAAGTTCTTTTCCCAAACGTGTTTGAAATAAAAGCATCTATTGAGATTTCCGGTGGTACTTTAGTCCCAGTGTTCTTTGGTGGCAAAAGGCTGATACTAGTTCAGCCTGGAGCAAATATTACCTCTGACCCTGTTGGGATTAGGCTTGCTGCGGGGGATGTTTTCCATGTTAGGACTTTTATTAATCGCATTATCAGCAATACTTTTGTTGATAACGTTGGAGAAGCTGGTCAAATTACAGCTAATCAAACTAACGTTGCCTCGAATGTAACTTTTAGAGGCGTTGCTTATTCCACCACGGACGGCGCTGTTTTTAGTTCCTCAACTGGAGTAGATCCCTTCTTGCAAGACTATACAGATTCGGGGCTTATCGCAGCCTCGAATAATCAAGGGTACGGTCCTACTATGGTTTTAGGCATTCCAGAAGTTGCGACACCTAAATCTGTTATCGTTTTAGGCGATTCTATTAGCGCCGGAGTTGGAGACGGAGTGGTCCCTACGCTTGGAAACACTCTTTCTGATAAATGGTCAGGCCGGGGATATTGGCCGCGAGCGTTTCAGGATACCTATAGCATTACTCAATTAGCATGTGGCGGCGAGCAAGTCGGTCATGTGCTAGCAAATGCTACTTTCTTTCGGCGAGGTCAATTCTTGAATTATGGCACCACTTGCATCATTGCGTTAGGTACTAACGATATTGCAGGGGCAGGGCTAACAGCTTCACAAACAATTGCAAAACTTATATTATTAGCGGCTCAAATGGCCTCGAGAGTCCAGAAAGTTATTCTGTGCACAATTATTCCACGGTCCACATCTACAGATGGTTGGCAAACTTTAGGCGGGCAGACTACTACTAGTACATTGAATTTTAATAAAGCTCGGCTCGATGTTAACAATTGGATAAGGACAAAGGCTTCAGGGTATGATTTTATTGATGTAGCGGCGCTAATGGAGTCGGGGAAAGACACAGGAATATTCAAGGCTCCTGGAACTCCCGCCGAAAGCGGGACCGCTACCGGAACTAGCGCAACTACTCTTACAGATAGCGGCAAAAGTTGGACCACTAACCAATGGGCCGGCTATACTGTTAGCGCATCTAATGATCCAGCTTCTGCGGCTGTTATACAGTCAAATACTGCAACAGCCTTAACAGTTAGTGCGTGGAACTCTACACCTTCGATTTCAAACACATACAAAATTAATGCAGCGTACACTTACGATGGGGTTCATCCAACGCCTTATGGTCATTCGCAAATGGCGGCTGGCGTATATTTGCAAGGCATCCTCTAATTCGTAACTGTTAGCAATTTGTAGCAAACTCTCCGGCGACATAACGCTCGTTTCATTCGAGCGCGCCCTGCCTCTGTTGCCAATAGGCGCATGATTAAGCCATACGCTTTCTCTGCATCGCTTGTTATATGATCTAATATCCACATAACAGAAAAGGGCTCAGAGCCCTCTACATCAAACAGCCAGTGATCGGCTGCTATCACATCAAGCCTTTGTTTGTGATAGTTGTAGCGCCCAGGTGATACAGGCTTACTAGATAAGTAATCCTCAATAGCCCTTATTAAAATAGCAGATAATAAATCGTGCTCTGGATTAGATAAATGAAACAGCTTTTCTAAAACCTCATCTCTATAAGTAAATAGCGAGGGGATTTTCATGATATATGTGCTCTCCTGATTGTTATTTCTATGCGTGGATCAGCTTTGGAATACCGCTTCACAATACTTAGATGCATTATTTGAGAATCGTCTTCGTAAATTATTCCAGAGAGACTATCTAAAACAATTTTATTGTAGTTATCTATATCTCTTTTCCTTCTGTCGCCAAAGTACAGAACTATGCGAACTATTAGAGGGCAATCAAGAGGTGCCTTTAACTTAGATTGTACTTTAGCTTGCAGCTGATATGAGGTTTTAAGGGCTTTCCCGTCAGCGCTCATATAGATACGAGATCTAAAAGTCTTATAGATGTGATTAGTTGATTGCGGATTGCCTTTGAGAACGAGATGCACTTAACCCCAATAGGGAGCGCCAAAACATCTGACAATAAAGTAATACAAATAAGCCTTAGCTTTAAGGCCCCAAGAATTGCCTGCAATCTCTAGCATTTTAGCAAGAAACACCTTGTCTGCTTCCTGCCTAGTAACAAAAGGATTTTTTAGAGAGTAGATAGAATCATGGTCGATGCATGGCTTGTAGAATGGATCTGACTCATCTGTAGCCCAGATGTCACTAATTCCACAACCAGAGTAAGAGTCATTTTTCATCTATCAGCCTGAATAACCTATCGTACGATATCCATCCAGCGTGATCGTTCTTTTCTCGCTCCGCTCTAAGAGCTTGGACTATTCTATCTTGCTCTTTGCGTTTGCCTATTTGCTCTCTGAGATTGCCAGTGCTGGTTTGAAGATCGTTAACTTCCTCTCGCAAATGTGAGGCGTGTATTTTAAGGTCATTAAGTGGTTGCCCTTGAGAGTGAGCGGGGGGTTGATGTGATGGTGGGCGCTTGCCTGGATGCCGTTGAGTCATCTTAAAGGGCCATAGTCTATTGGAGTTATTGCCTAAATAACACACTTATACTACTCTGTCTATATACTGCGCTCTCCTGTGTAGTACCCCTTTAGCTAGTGATAGTTAAAGGGGATTTTTATTTGATGCCATTGCCCAGGATATTTACGCATATAGGGAGTTATTGCCCCAGTTGGTGCGAATCGATAACCGCATGAAGCAGTGTGAAACTTATAGTACTTCCGCTTTATTCTTCTTTGGACTGGCATACTTCCCTTAACCTTGTTAACGATACCCAACGATTTTCGGTAGGGTGATTAGCTCCAATAGTAAAACTTTGGTTTTGGGCTTTCTCCAACAACCAAAGAGCGCCAGCAATAAAAACTTTTTCAGTCAAAGAATCGGTCACTTTTACAGGACGAGTCGGATCCTTCCAGTACTCTTCATTGACCCATTCCCTCGCTGCTTCTTCTAATGGTGACATCACTCCTCCTTCTCAAGCGGACATCCATTACAAAAATACTCTTGAGATATTTCAAGTAATTCCTGCATACTTTCTATAAACTCAGGTAAGTGACAAGGATGCTTATAAGCCTCGTCCTCTTCATTAAAAAGAATCTGTGTGCATCCATCCCATTTAACAAAGGCTTTAAAGGGAGCATAAGTACCCGTTATGCCCTCTACTGTGACTGCATACTTGCCGCTCTCAGGGGATATTTTCCAGTATTTATATGTCATCACTCCCCCTTATAATCTCTAGGCATACAAACTTTTTCGATAGTTTGCATTTTTGTTTTTAAGGCTTCGCATTTCCAGCTAAGGAGGACTGTGTTAATTAATAGCAAAGCAATCATTATATTCTGAAACATTATTCGTCTCCTTTATAATCCAACGCACTGCGCACACTATCTAAACTATACTGTAACTGCTCATTCTGTACTCGTAATATCCATAAAGCTTTGCGCATATCATCAATGGTTAGCTTCTCCGCTGGCTTTGTCTTCTTGTCTTTAATGTCTATGGTTAAGTCTTTGCCGGATAAGTCAGCTTCAATAATCTTCGCTGCAATCTTGCGTTCATAAGCCTGTAATTCTTTTACAGCAAACGCTTGCAATTGAATGCTGTAGTATGTGCACAAGCCAACTACTGTACAAAACGATAGGATTTTAGCGGGTTTTAGTAGTTTCATCTTGTTTCCGTTTTTTTGCAATTATTACACCTGTATGTTGTGAAATCCCAACAGAACCCGTACCAACAAGATTTGGGCGTTTCAACTAACTCAGGTCTCCAAAAATGAAATCCGAGGAAACACAAAAAATCTTTAAGGGGTTTTAGTAGTTTCATTTTAGCACCTCATAATACGATTTGCCGCACCAAGTCTTATACAGTCGATTATCCCAGCTCGTTTTTACCTTCTGGAGACGCAAGATCCATTGAACAATACGAGGTAGGTCTCGAATAGCTGGGTAATGTATTACTAGGCTATCAGTATTAATGAAGTATACCTTATCAACTGGACAATCTTTATCTGGGATTATTCGCATAAGTCTCCTGTGTGGTTATTTGCTGCATTCTGTCTTTATAGGCGCATACCATCCTGCCGAGATTGAACAACTTCCTATAAATAGCAGTCCGCAAATTAATAGCCCTGTCATAAATTCCCCCATGATTATTTCTCCGGCAATGCTGGGATTGGCAGCCAATGGGTAATAGACATATCCTCCCAGCATTCTTTGTCGTAAAACCAAGTAACTATTGGGTCCCCTTTTTCCAACGCTAGAATTTTTTGCCCTTCTTCCGGCAACTCCTCCTCTACCGATATCCAACGATTGGCTGCAGCGTAGCCAGCGAGGAAGGCTTCTTCAATCTCAGCTTGAAAATCTTCATGTAAATGTTGTGGAATGTCGCTTCTTACATTAATCGCAGAGTTGTAATAATGGTCGACCGCTAATTCTTCAGGTGTTTTCATTTCTCTTGCTCCCTGTAGTTTCGGCATATATCTTCAGCCACTTTTTGAGATTGAGCCCCTTCATATCCAGCAATTACCGCCGCTAAATAAGCTAAAAACAAACGGTCATCGGGGGTGAGGGAGTTGGTAGCAGTAGTCGTGACTCTTTGCCGTCCTATTTCTTCGACTAACTCATTGAGACGGTCTAGATCTTCCTGAGAGTAAATATCTTCAATCTTTCCTGTCGTCATATCTAATCCTTAAATAAAAAGCCGATTTGGCTTAGACTCGGCAAACATCCACAACTCATACCTTTAGGGTAGAGCAAGGCCATAAAAAGGGGGCTGTTAGGATTTCCACCTAACTCTTCAAACAGTAGCTGCCCAAGTGCGAATACACCAAGCCCACACAAATTTTCATTAGCCATAGCCATCGCCAGAGCCGTCACCAGAGCCATCGCCAGAGCCATCGCCAGAGCCATAGCCAGAGCCAGAGCTATAGCCGTCACCATAGCCATAGCCATAGCCAGAGCCATCGCCATAGCCAGAGCCAGAGCTATAGCCATCGCCGTTACCAGAGCCGTAGCCGTAGCCGTAGCCATCGCCGTTACCAGAGCCATAGCCGTAGCCGTAGCCGTAGCCGTAGCCATCGCCGTTACCAGAGCCAGAGCCGTCACCAGGGATTACTTCGACCATACTGGCACTTCCTTAATAGACTCTTTTGCTTGCGGCGTTACATCTAGGATCTCAATCGCTTGCAATAATTCCACGCGATCAACCTCACACGGAAATTTGCAATTAGAAGGATCTTTCGTACCTTCCATTGCCAACTGAGAAAGAGTAGCAGCTCCTGACCAATACCAGATACGCCGAGCGTTTCTTAGTACAACCTCCTGTCCCGTTCTGCTCTCTAATTCGCCAGCAAAAACACCGGCGCTGTAAGTTCTGACAATTACGTATTTCATTTTACTATCTCCTTAATACCTTCTCTTATCGTCCGCTGGAATTATTGCGCCGATATTACGACCAGATAGGCCCTGTTGGTCCGCTACATAATTCACGGGGTTCACTCCGAATTCTACATGCCAGCCCGTTGTACTACCGCAAGCAGTTAGACTTATCAACGCAAGCACAAGGATTACTCCCCATACCGCGATGTTTGCTGATAATAATGTTTCGTTTTTCATATACGTTTCTCCTGTGTGGTTAAAAACTATAAGTCTTCTCCTAACTCATTCTCCCAAGCGCTGTATGTTTCATCGGCTAATCTCTCATAGTCCTTTAGCAGATTTTCTACTAGCTCATAGATATCGTCGTACCATTGAGGCCAGTCGTAGCAAGACATAGCCTCTTTAAGGCGCTCAAACTCTTTTTTGTATTGCTCATACTTAGCCTTGTCTGTTGTATGCATTAAAACAACTCATCTAATTCATCATCACTTGGGGGTTTATTACCTTGTGAATCCATATACTCGACTGCCTGCTTGCATAGTATTGAGAGGTTTTCTAGCTCCTCTTTGAATAGACTCAAATACGGCTTTTCTTTCGATGGTGTATTAGTCCAATCGGCATCATCTTTTTTCTTCCAGCTCTTAGTAACCGACCCGCTAAAGCCTCCATTCGATGTTGGCCATACAGTTATGGTTAATCCCTTAGCTCTAAATTTGGTTAGTGGTTTATTGCTCATGTTTATTTTTCCTTTCTAAAAGTTTTTCTATCAATCTGCGTTGCTCCATTGGAAAATTATCCATTTCTCCAAGAAAACCATAATCCATAGATTGCTGACTTTCTGTTATAAAGCTTTCTATCGTTATATCTGCAATCCTCATCTTTATTTCTAGTTCCGTTACTATCTCTTGTTTCGACATAGATTTACTCTTTCCTTTCCAGTTTTAATCTTACTTTTGCGATCGCTTCCTGTACTAAGCGCAGTCTGACGCTTAAACTTAACCCCTCTGCAACCAAGTCTAAATACTCTTGCTCCTCCGCCGAGAGTTTTATTAAGTCTACAAATTGAGGCTTGCTTTCTGTATCAGTCATTCCACTTGCTCCATAATCATAATCTTTCCCTGGGTAAAAGATGCCTGTAGTAAAATCAGCAATCCCTATATGTTTCTCTACGTATGTAAAATCAGAATATGTTTTATCATCGTATTTAAGTTCTATCTCAGCTCCATTTTCAAAAAGTATCTTGTCAGTCATCTCTTAACTCCGTTTCAAAATAAGTGTAATTGAACCTGCTAGAGTCACATCTAAACTTTGGATCGTTAGGCGGCGGTCCAAATCTCCTTGACTCAAACTCATAAAACCAGTCATACCACTCGTAACCATCCGAGAATTGAGCCATAAAAGCATTTGCCTCTTGCGTTAATTGCACCACAAAATCCTTTGCTTTCTGCTCATCTTTAAACGCGCAAACTGGCCATTCCATATGATCAGAATATTCGCCTGTGCTGCCTTGAACTACGTATATTTTCATTATCGCACCTGAAGGTTATTTCTGTTCACTAATTCAAAGCCTGGGATCGTTGCGCCACACTTCATATCTTCCTTAGCTTGCGCGATATCAGGAACGTAGCTAGTCTTTTCCTTCATGTATTGGACGGGGACTAGCGAAGTGTCTGTAATCACAGCTGCAGTACTTTTACGCCAGCTAATAGTGTGCAGTGCTGATTTAAATGTTTGTTCTAATGGCAAACACATTCTTAGGTAATCTAAAAACCTCGATTCCTCTTTCTGAGCTTTCTCCATTCTGCCTTTAAGCCTTACTATCTCACCTGCAATCATCTCTATCTCAGCTCTAATATGTTTTACGTGCGCGCAACATCCCTCAAGTTTCTGCGTCTTATCAATCTCGAGCTTATCTATCTCTCCCATGAGTAGCTCGTACTCCAAAATATCATCGGTATTCTCGAGCCGCTTTAGTAAGCTAAGCAAATCAGATTGGATCATATACAATGGCTTGCTCATATCTTCTCCTGTATCCAAGCTTCAACACCTGCATCAACACTACCCTGGAGTTGTGTCTCTGACTCTTTTAACCTTGCAGCTCTCTTTTCGTATTCATCTTTACTTACAATATCTTTCTTGAGCTTTGGGCCTAAGTCTTTTGGTGATTGCCAGTAGCCGTAATTCAATGGCACTGCGCCGTTGTCTTTAAAGAACTTTTCCTGACTAGCGTTAAGATCAGGGCGGTAGTAAATAACGGGGCTATACAAACTCAAGCTGCCTATGGCTGCGGGGACTGGTAAGGATTGCTGAACCCCCACAGACTGGGCACCTTTTGGCTCGTGCGTCTTAATCCCTGATGCCTCGTTACCATCATCATCAAATGCTGGAATGCCTAAGGAGTTTAGCCCTGCTCGCCTAGCATAGGTCAGAGCTGCCATATAGCCTTGAGGGCCTGCTTTTTCAGGCTTAATGCACACAGTCCCTAGCGAGAATGTTTCGCCAGTCTTATAGAGCAAAATAGTATCAACTATAACCAAGTCTCTATCTGAGGCAGTTGGCTGCAGAAAAGTAATCCCCTGGTCTATTAGAGGCTTTTTAACAGCCTGGATGACCGAGGCAAGGTCAGCATACTTAGACCTAAAGTGAGGGTTTACTGAGTCTTTAACAGCCCCCTCTATGTTGCTAGTTGCCTTGATTAATGCGCTTGCGAATTCTGCTGATATTTTATCCATAGTGTCTATTCCTAAATACTTTTTATTAATCTTTACATACGGGTTATTGTCGCTCATGGTTTCTATCTCTGTATCCCAATTACCTTTTATCAATTGTCGTATTTTAAACCCGTCAATCTCCTCCAGGGCTGATATGCTAGGAAGGCCTGAGATCTCTAGCCTCATCTCCTAAACCCATAAAACTCTGGTTTGCGTCTAGGATGCCTTTCGTCCTCACTCATAGCACTAGCTGCATCAAACTTAGCCTGCATAGTATCTATCTCATTCTGCAAGCTCTCTATATACCCTAGTGC